CTCAAATCGGGTGGGCCTACTTACCATGTCTACGAAGTCGGGGCATTCGTTCATGTCAGCACGAATCATGAGTCCGTTGAACTTCTTGGTCTCTGGATCCTGGTGACTCACATAGACAATCGGGTGCTCTTTGAGACACCCATACTGTCCCCTAGGGGGAGAACACGCGCAGCTATCACAGAATACTCTCATTGAGGGTTTACTCTGAGTCCGCAACTCTCTCCAAGCGAGTTGGAACATAATTGTCTTCCCAATCACCCTTCTTGAAGACCTCTACCACACCATGGTCCATTACAATCACCGTGACCACAGGCCCCGCTTCACGAAGCTTGTCCCCTTCTTGGGGGTCTAGCTCGTCAAGAATACCCTGCAGCCCTTCACGACCTGCAAGCCCTCGAGCAAAGGGTACCTCCCCGCGGTCGCGAAATGGTTGCCAGTCGTATCCTGGCATCAGGATATCTGCCAGAGTCCCACCCAAAGGATCGTCCACGTTGAGCAGCACGATGGTAACTTCGGCTGGGTTCTTCCCGAGCTCCCTGATCCGACGGGTAAAGTGAACCACCCGCTCTAGTTGGATTGCCAAGGTGTGCCTACAGTTGTACTGCTTGACAGCTCTCAACACCTCAAAAGCAACTGGATCAACCAAGACTAGCTGACCGTCGACTACTTTGAGGTAGGCTTGGGGAAGTTCTTCATCTGGCATTCAGATCACATCTTCGCGCTCGAATCGGGTCGGAGCCACTAATGACTCCTCACCAAATTCAACATCCTCAATGGATACACTGATGAAACCAGGAGTTGCTTCCTGGGGGCAATAGCAAATGCCTATTCTACTTCCAATGCCCTTGTTTTGAACTGATAGCTTATGTATCGGATTGAAGGTGCCATAGAAGTACCCGGTTTCTAGGTACCCCTTCTTTTTGACGCAAGTCCAAATCTCTCGAGCTTTTTCGATGAGGGATCTCTTGGCGGTTTCATAGGAGGCTTCCCCATAGATAACTTCGATAGAGTCTCGAGGGATCTTAGCTCTCTCAGGTAACGCAATACTGAAGGTACCACTCATGGTTTTAGCCAAAATTATGAGAGGGACATTCGCTGACTTTAGAAACCAAGGTTCAGTGTCATCCTTGAGTTGATATATGCGAAGAAGCACTTCTGACCCTACCTTGTAGGTTTAGATATTTAGAGATCTCTTCTGCCAAGTCATCCGCCCCTGCGTAGTCCCCAGTAGGACCCTCGAGTAAGAAGCAAAGTCTAAGGCATCGATCAAAGTGATATAGTACCGCTCTCCATCCCTGAGAATCACCAGTAGGTACCCTATCTTGTCTGTTGTAGAGGCATCGAGAAAGGATGAGAAGCCCCTTCTCGATAGGGTTTGTGACTTCAAACCAAACCCAGAACCTATGTTCACCATGACCACAGCAAGATTCGAAAGTTCGAATCCCTGGAAGTTCGTTGAGGGCGGTGCAGATCTTGATACACTCTGGGTCTATACGAGGAGGGTTTTCCCATACCATACCCCTCTAGTACCACAATAGTCAGTTTTTTGACAGGCCGGTCTCTTTTTACTTTCAGCAACTTGAATCTTGGTGTATGAATCGCACATGTTCTGGCTATTACCCTGGGTGTTGACCGCTGAAGTTGGGTTGTTTGTTACCTTGATCTTTCTGATTCAATTGGAGAAATTCGGGTATTCAACTACACTGGTGATCGTCAGTGTTCTCCTCTACTCTGTACTGGGGCACTTCTTTAAATGGCCCAAGATCAGCGAAGTGTTCAGTCGGGAGAACTTCTGGTTGGTTCTTCGGTATTTTGGCTACTACATGGCCGGTACAGTTATCTGGTCCTACGGCAAGTGGGTGTTCTACCTATGGGACTTCAGGACTGCTCGTGACAAGAAGGTCGCCGAATACAAGAAGAGTTTGGAGGAGAGGCCGGAGAACTACCCAAATGGGTTGACTGTTGACAGTCTAACCAGGATGTTAGGCAGTGAGCACTACAAGAGGGGTTATCTCTCAAAGACCCCTCAGGCCAAGGAATACAAGGCAATGATCGTAGCCTGGGGCCTTTGGTGGCCGGCTTCTCTTGTCGGAACTCTTTTGGATAGCCCGATTCGGAGACTGGTCAACTTCATCTTCGATCGATTCAGTGGTCTCTATCAATGGACTGCCAACAAGATGGTCCCTGAGATCAAGCTCTGATGGGTGTTGTCGATAACTTCCCAGTCGATGACAACTATGCGCTCGTTGACCTAGATGGGACCGTAGCTGACTTCGATTCTGAGATGAGGAGAAGACTGACACCCTTGTGTGGACCTGGTGAGCCAGACTACGGGGATAACTACGATGACGTGCCTGACTATATCAAGGCACGCCGCGACCTCATCAAGAGGCAGCCTGGATTCTGGAGAGGGCTTCCAACAATCGATCTCGGATTCGATGTAGTAACCTGCTTGAGGAGTATTGGTTTCAAGCTGAATGTCCTGACTAAGTGTCCAAAAAGGAACCCCCCAGTTTGGACAGAGAAGGTAGAGTGGTGCATCGAGCATCTTCCTGATGCCCAGATCACCCTTGCCGAGGAAAAGACTAATGTTTACGGGAAGGTGCTTGTAGATGACTTCCCTCCATACTTCCTACCCTGGTTGAAGGTAAGGCCACGTGGGTTAGTCATTGCTGTAGCCCAACCCTGGAACAAGGACGTCACCCATCCAAACCTCATTCGATACGATGGGACTAACCTACCTCAAGTGGCTGATGCAATCAGCCGGGCCCATCAACGAATAGGTGGTAAAGAGCTTTGATAGAGGGATTGTAGTTAGTCCGGTGTAGCCTACAGGGATGGACAAGTACGAAGAGACCCTCAGGTGGTACAAGGAGACTGGGAGAAAACCTTCAAGCGAGGTGCTTCTCCGCATGGTTGGGGATGCGAGGATGCGCACCCCAAGAGACACACCGATCAGCACTAATGAGGTTCTCTTCTACACAGAGCAAACCTTGAGTGGGCACGTTATGGTTAGGATGGCCAAGGTTGTCCTTCCAGGGAACCACCCAGGTTCCATCAGGCCAAACAAGATCAAGAAGCTTCGAGTTGGGGGTCTTCGACCGTTTCGGTGTCCGCTCGGGTACTTTTCCATCCCCGGTGACTTCAGGGCTATTGGGTGTTGGAGTTACCAAAAGGACCTCGAGAACATGCCGCCTCCTTGATATTAGGAACCGGCTATAACCAGGTTGCGAGCCCCTTCGCAAAGTTCTCAAAAAACTGGGTCACCTGTTCTTGACTATCATCGCAGGTGAACTCCCACCCCCCATTGAACCCATTTTGGGTTTCCCGTATATCCCAGGACCCATCGAAGATTCGAGTTGAGTTCGGAGGGTATATCCTGCACTTAGCTTTGGCTGTCGTATAGGGTACATTCCGGACGTCATCTGATGGGTCCCAAGTACCGCTTTCGATGTAAGCCTTAACCCAAGCCATTTTCTGGGATCCCACATGTAGGTAGGCAAATACATCACAAGATCGATCATTGTCTCGAGTGACTTCTAACACCCCGTACTTGGTTTCCTGGCCGTTAATCTTCCCTAGTTCGCTCCAAATCAAGTGCAGTAGAGCCTCAACCTGACTCTCCAGGTACTTTTCCTCCTTTAGTTTTCGGTCTCGAGCCTCTTTTTTCTCGGTTTCGTTCTTCTCAGATAACTCACGTGCGCGGGATAGTAGGTCTATTGGCATACCGTTTAGTACACCGGGTTTTCCACTAACATCAACTATTTTGTTGAGATCTTAACTACTCCAACGTACTACTGAGTAAGGATATGCAGAAGGAACCTGAGTTTCAGGGGGTTTGGGATCATGAAAAATGTGTATACTTTCGATGAGTTGACTATGTCCAATACGGAGGGAAATCGGATTCTTAATGGATTCAATGTCCTGACTTGTCGAGATGTAGCCAGGAAAATCCTAGGGAACTGTTCTCAAAAGTGGGTTGTCTACGCGTGGGAGGATGCCCCCGGAATCCTCAAGAGTCTCTGTCATTATCGTAACAATGCTTCCGGTTGGATGGCAATCACCCAAGTGGTTCCTTGCTCGGATCCACCCTCTTGGGTCTCACGTTTAGATGCACACAACGAACCAGATCTCTACCTTCTCAAAGGGGTAGCCATCTACGTAGGATCTCTGTAACTAAAGGAAACCATGACATATTACGGAAGTGACTCGAGAAGAATCAATGCCCATCAAATCATGAAACGTATCCTTGTTGGATTGCGTGAGCTCAACTGTGAGGATGTCATCCACGTCGAGACCTCTGATGCTGGCGGTGAAAGATTGATCTCCAAGGTTACGGGAGCAGAGATAGCTCACATCGATAATACGGATTTTCGGGTTCTTTTCAGTAACCCTCAAGGTAGTGATACGCCCTTCCTACCCGGAGGTCTATCCAATCCAGTTTCAATGGAACAGGTTCTTGAAGTGATCAATGCTATTCTCTGGTGGCTCAAGGGAGAGTCCCCGGTGGTGCCCGCTCGAGAGCACAGTGTCTATGGAGGTCGAGACCGCTTCTATGTAACCTTTGGCCAAAATCACCCCCTACGGGATGGTTATGTGGAGGTCTGGGCGTACACTGAATCTGGGGCACGAACAGCAGCCTTTGAAGTCCTTGGTCAGAAGTGGAGTAGCTTGAGTAAGGTACCCTGTAACTTAAAGTCGTTCCCAGAAGGGGTCTACGGTCGACCGATCGTAGCTGATGACCATGAACCCTAAGATAATAGAAATACTAGAGAAACTTGGGGCTTGTGATGCTGCCTTGGACTGGCTTCGCGAGCTTCCCGAGACCACAACCCTTCAGGAGGCCTGGGGCCTTTGTGAGAATGGGGCGTGGCTTCTTTGGATTCTAGTCCGATGGAATCCAAAAGATCCCCAGTATCACCAGTTCATCCTTCGAACAGCTCGTAGAGCTCTCAGCACGGTGGGTGCCGGCGCAGACCCAACCCTAACAGAAGCCATCCTAACCAAGGAGTCCTGGCTGCAGACAGCCTCCTCGAAGGACCTGGAGGCCTCGATAGTGTGGACCAAAGACCCTCTTTGGACAGCCACTTGGGATCTCGTTTTGGACAAGACAATCCAAGGACCCAGTTGGAAACAAGAGCTCAAGTGCTGGGCAGAAGATATTCGAGACCTCTTCTCCAGACCAGAGGTGAGAGAGAAGAAGTCTAAGGTTTAGTAGTGATCTTGTGTACTTACAGATCGGGTGTCGACTTGGAGGCCTTTGAGAGACCTATAACCTCTCAAGGGCCCTCACTTATTTTGGAGAAAGTATGAAGATTCTAAGTTATCATCCGTATTACTAAGCATGACGGGCTGGAAAGACAGCTGGGAATCGAGGCTCTCCCTTGATGGAATGACCGGTACCGAAGCGGTCACTAATGCCAGAAACCTTCAAAATCCACTGAGCAAGCAATGCCCCAAAACCCCACCATCGAAGATATAGCAGCTGCAACCCTCAAAACAATCGTTGATCTAATTGAGGGGTTAGTAGTAGCTAACTGTCTTCCGGCATCACCAGAAAGACTAGCAGGGTTGGAATTGGTCATAAATTCCTACACAACCCTTGTACTAGAGATACTGGCTGACTCGAATCACCCCGATAAGATGGTCTTCAAGTTCCCAGAACTCCGCTCGAGTAGAGCCAGAACACTGGCCCCTTCCGCTGATTGGAGTGGAGCTCTAGTGCGGGATGATGGCCAACACCTTGAGAATATTGATAATTTCTCCCTCTTGGATGTGGCAGCTGTTCTCTCTATGCGATACCACTACTTGGTCAAGGTCGAGAGGGAAGATCTTGAGAACGAGATGGCTATTAATGACCCCATGATGGCGGTTAGTTTCCTTCAACGAGACTTTCCTGACTTTACCCCCCACATCCGACTGGTTCCTGACCACGGACTAAGTTTCGTCATCGATGGGTATTCTTACGAGGATCTCCGAAAGATTCTCGCTTCTCTCACATGGGTTCGAGTCTAAGAAGCCACCCCTCACCCCACAAGAAAGGTAGGTCTTATTAGAAAAGTGACTAACTACTAACATTTTGTGTTGATATTCTATAGAGTACCTATCATAGTACTCACATTGTTCTAATAAAACGCTTCAGATTGAAGCACAGGAGATTATATGAGTGCAAACCGTTCCGAATTCATCCGAAACCACCCCAAGTTGAGCGTTGCAGACCTGATCGCCGAAGCTGCGAAACAAGGCCTGGACATCAAGAAGAACCTCATCTACAACACTCGTAGCAAAGATCGGAAAGAAACTGACGAAGGTGCCCCAGTGGGCAAGAAGAAGGTCTCGAAGAAAGCCAAGGTAGCGGCGGCCAAGGTCAAGGCAGCTCCGGGCAAGAAGAAGGTCTCGAAGAAAGCCAAGGTAGCGGCGGCCAAGGTCAAGGCAGCTCCCGTTCAAGACCCCGTCGTTGTCAGTCGAGGTCTGGTATCTCGCAAGAGCTCAGGCAGCAAAATGACCCTGACGGTGACCCTGGATGTTCACGACCCGTCCTCACTCAAAAATAGCCGGGGCCTGATCTCCAGCCTATTCTCAGGGTGATCCCCGAGGTTTCCCCTAAGGCCTCCGCCGAGGCCTGTACGGTGAGTTGTGTCCTCTTACTCTTACTCTTACGACCTAAGACATGGCTCACCGACAGGAACCCTCTAACGTACTAGGATGCCTTCTAGCAATAGGTGTCATGATCGTCTATGCAATCGTGGCTTTTATCTACTGGGTGACTCAGCAGTTCTGAATCTACTCAGAACGAGTTATTCAAAAACCAAACCATAGGTGGTACTTTTGAAGCCCAGGTCACCGGTAAGACTCAAACCTTAGACAGTCGGCTCTAAGATTGAATCAGTAATCATAGTAATTACAGGGCCGGCCCTTGATATACTGAACAGGCGAATTACGTCGAAAAAACAATTATTTTGCCGTAGGGCTGTATAACTACTACCCTATTGTTCAACTCACCCTGCTTGGATCTGGTCTAGGATCCAAGAAGTTCGGCAATAAACAATTGAAGTTACTGTAAAAAGTGAGGGGTTTGTTTCATGTCGGTCAAGAACGCGAAACCTGTTGCAGGATCTCCCTGCACACCATACCCCCTCTAAAGACTTGTTGCTGGTAGGACCCTATCTGGGGTATCAAACAACTCGAGTAAGTCGAACAGCTCGTTGTAGGTTATCCAAGCTTCCTCGGGGCACTGGGCTGTGAGCAGCCGGCGAAGATTACCAATGTGGGATCTGGCTGAATCCAGAAGTTCGGTTCGGCGAGGCTCAACAGCGTTCACAGCCTCATTTAGACAAATGCTAGCAATCTCTGCATGGGTCTTAGCCGGCTTTTGGGCGTTTACCTCAACTAATGGCATAGCATCCTCACATTCAATACGCGGATGAGACCTGACTTCTTACTCATCTACTGGTAAGTGAGTAACTTTCCCGGAAGGCCCACTCTCGCTTGAAGCATTCTCGATACAGTATGGAGTCCGAAGGTATAACTCACCGTCCCGACCAATCTTCTCTACTTGGTCAGGGGACTCCCCTCTAACAGTGCATGCTTCAATGTAGGTTTGGTTGAACCTACAATTGAGTGAACAGCACCTGCTATCAAACGGGATGATAACTTTCAGAGATTGCATGACTCTATCTTACTCAATAAGTTGCCCAAACTCAATGATATTCTTCGGGTAATACTCACTGAGGTTTACTGACCCCAATATGTGTCTCGCTGGCCGTTACATACTCAGGTCAGTTACTTAGGAAACCTGCCGGGGTCACCCCCGAGCGGTTATCCTCTTGTTGGTTTTTCTTCATAGATGCGCGAAGATGTCTTAACCCTCCGAGTAGCTGCCCGCTTCATTCAAGCGGATGTTTTGACCAAGCAGTGGCTCATGGGGGTCAAACGGGGGTGGATTGCCATTATCAAGTCCCCCCATGAAACACCAGACAAGTACAAGGCTCTCACTGAGTTCTTGAGTAACTTAGGTGATCAGGTTCTCTTTCAGAAGCATGGCATCAATATTGTCTTCACTGGTTCAAAGGAGCGCATCAAATTCGAGAGCCTCTTGGCAAAGACCAAGGAACAGATACTCGAAAACTATAGTAACTACGAGAAGATAGTAAGAGAGTACCAAGAGATAAGTGGACGTCGAGAGAAGTTATTGGATGAGATCGAAGAGAGGACCGGGGACAACATCCGAAAACTTCATGGGGCTGATGAGTTCATTCGTAGATACCCGGAGTATAAGCCTTATCACGAAGAGTGGGTCAAAGCGATGGAGGATCTTGATCCGTATCGGTGGCACCCAGAGGTAGCTTGGGCTCAGTCTACCAAAGCTTTTGAAGCCTTGATGAAGCACCTCTACGTTGATGCTAAGGCCACCGCCGAGTACAAAAAAGAGCATGGGGAAGATCCCTTTAGTGATTCCTATGCTACGGTTCCGAAAGAATTCGATCTCAACGGGACCAAGATTATCGTCATTGATTCCTCAGTGACCAGAAATGATGTTCGTGATTATGTCAAGTACATCAACCGAGCACAGCAACTTCTGAAAAACAAGGGCTTCGGGAAGTTGTGGTATGGGGTTATATTCGTTGAGGCCAAGAACCACAAGAAAACCCCAGAGGAGATTGAGCTTGCTCAGAAGTGGGGTTACAGTAGTTCTGGGGATGCTGGAGAGTATGACCACGATCGGGATCAGGTCTACGTTAAGAATGAGCCAGGTGGATTTGTCACTAGTATTGTGATTCATGAGCTTGGGCATCGCTACTGGTTCAAGTTTATGACTCCAAGCAATCGGGCTCTATTCAACTCTTTAGTTCGAACCAAAGCTACAGACAAGTTCAGGGACTACTCACAAGGTCCGATCGATGAAGAGGGTAATCCGAAGCCTGTTGAACCCTTTAGTGACTATGCAAACTCCAACATTGAAGAAGCTTTCGCTGAGGTATTCGAAGGGTATGTGTTCGGGAGAGATCTATCTCGAGACCAGCTCGAGTCTTTCCGATCAGTCCTGTCCTCGGTAGAGGATCCTATGGTTGATATTGTGGCTTTACGCTACTCATCAATGATTACTGAGTCTCGAGTCCAATCGGCTGGGTCTATGGTTGGCGCAACGATCTTATGAAATAGATCGACTAACTCAACCTCCAAGTTGTCCCTCAGAACTGTGAACTCTTGGGATAACCTAAATCTCAAAGTTAGCGAAGTACGAATGATCTCCCAAAACTTATCCATACTGGACTTCGGAAACTTGTGATTAGAGATGTACTCTGCCGATTGACAGAGATCTAAGTCCCTTCGAAGGGTATCAATGAGTTGAAAATCTTCCTTGGGGAGCTTACTTGGACGTTCGGATCCGCTGATGATGCGTACGCAAACCCAATCGAGTTCCTGACTCCACATGACTATTCCAAAGGGAACCCACTCAGGGATCTCTTTGAGCCTGATTGAGAATACTGAGTACTTGGCAGGCATAGGACACTGATACAACCTTGATAGTGTATAAGTGTCCTACCAGAGAAGTTTGCAATTTGCACCTGGGTTTCTCATGGTGCGAAGTACTTGCGTCAAGCTACCCGCTGTCCTATAGGCTTTCTCAAAGTCAGGCCAAGCTATGCTCAGCTTGAGGAACTGCTCCACCTGTATGCGTGTGAGAAAGCTCTATTGTGAGTTCAACTTGCAGAAGTTGGTTCGGTGGTGAAGCTCAAAGCCACCATTGAACCTGAGGTTCTCTGGCATCTTCTGGGCTGTGCAGGTACCACCCTTCTTGTTGGTACAATCATCGGCGCAGAGCTCTTTCCCTCGGGTTCTAATCACAGATAGAAGCTGATGGTTTTCGACTGGTGGGGCTACTTTAGGGAGCATGGTGTCAGTACTTTACACCGTTCTTCTTCATGACCTCACAAATGAGCTTGTAGCGGCGCTGACTAATCTCAGCTAGGTCCGTGAGGGGTCTTACTCCTGGAGAGCTCTGAACCCATTCTCCGAGCGTGGTTGGCTTTTCACTAAAGCATAAGGAGTGTGGTTGTCCTGGTAAGACACTCCGAACGAGTTCTCGGCTATGAGTGATAATGAAGATAGCAACAAGGGTTTCGTTGGTTTGCTCAGAGAACTTCAGAAGTTCTACCCCAATGCTGGCCGCCCAGGTATCGCTGAGCCCAATGTCTGGTTCATCGAAGAACAACACATGCTTGTTCTCACGACTTTGACTCGTTCGAAGGGCACCAAGAATTGTGTTGACTGAGTTTCTACCTGTACTTTCATCGGTCTCAGTTCCGTAGACGACAATCCTTTGGAAGGCACCGCCGATGTCACCGTTTGATCTTCCCTGCATTGACAGGTGGATGCACTCTACCCCCGCCTTGTGGCAGACGGCTTGAACTATGCGGCGAAAGAAGGACTTCCCAGAGGCATTGTCCCCCACAGCCAAGATGACCTTCCCTTGCTTCTCGTTGAAGGTAACTGGGATCGGAACCACATCGTCATCGTTCGGGTGGAAGTAGTCGAGGGTCAAGCATTCCTGGACGAGGACTGCAGGGCTCGCGGCGGTGAATGGATAGTTCTTGTCGTGGGTCATTCAGCTAGACATCACCTTTTTGAACTTCACTAAGTGGTTTCATAGGCCAATACTACGCTAAATCTGATACTTTCTCACTAAACTTTCCGTGTAACCCAAAGAATAGCTACGGCCAGACGGTGCTTGCATCGGTGTCCGTTCATGCTGTCTGGACATGTGCAAGTGGAGATCTTTCTGACCAAATCCACCCCAACAAAGTAACTTTTCCCTGAAGATCCGAGAACTTCCCAGGTACTTTCTCCAATATACTGGCACTTGTCGACAAGATTGACGGCCTTCTCGAGTCTGGTTCTCGAGTCCGGATACCTTCTGGCCCAGCGTTCTGCTTGCTCTTCAATGTCTCTACGCTTTGCCATGATTCAGTATTACGGTTGAGAGGCCTGATTCTCACCACCCTACTCGAGAAGTGCCTGATTAGACAAGTACTCACTACCTTGTTCGGTTGGTTAGCCAGTAATCAAGGACCCGGTGTATTAGGGGGCATGGGACGTAAGCATCGAGAGAATCGAAAGGCCGTCAAGGCTCGACTCAGGTTGATGGGTTGGCGCGAAAACGAGTACGGGGAGCTCGTTAAGAAGCGTTCCAAAGCTGAGGCTCGCCGGCAACTCTTGTCTCTGAAGATTCTCCTTGTTGGGGCCGAGAAGGATATCGTGGATTCCATCTGTAAGAAGGCTCGAGAGGAAATCTGTGCAATCGAGGATGCCCTTGTCTTCTCCAATCTAAACGAGATGACTCATATGGAGAGTTATGCCCCTTGAGGATAATCTTGAGGATTACTGGGTTGATATTAGACCTGGGCGTGAGGATCTAAAAGATCGGGGTATCGTAGACTTACCCCCAGGTCGAGATACTGTATGGGTTGGTTTTTCCTATAGAGGTTGCGAAGTTAGTAGGGGTCGTAAGAGGTTTCCGATCCCTGACCCTGTTGGTGGGTTCTTCACCTTTAGTGGGGACTTCCAAGTAGAGGAGGAGGTTTTGATGGATCGATTTGATCTTTTCCTAACTCCTACTGGGGGGCCTTGGCTTGATGGTAGTGAGAGACTACAACTTAGGCACCTTTTACCAGGGGCTACCCTACAGGTTGAACTAAGAGTTAGAGCAACAGGTGCCCTTAGGTTATTGCTTGAGAAGCGTGTTACAATCCACTCATGAAAAATTATGCCAGACTACGATGATGCTCACGAGTTACTTGAGGCCGCTAGGGTACATGTGCAAAGTACAGGGCACTCGGTCCATTTATGGGAAGACCCTCGGATGAGGACTCTGGGTTTCGCTTGTTCCGATTGCACCACCCCAGATACAATTTGGGGCATGGGCTTGCGAGTTGTGTACAACATCCGTCTAGAAGATCCCCTTAGGGTTCCCATGAGTAGTCATGAGGGTAGGATAGGGATCGAGAATGATCTGAACGTTGGAGCTAGTGATCCGCCTCCACTCTCCTACTCTACTAGTTACGAAGCTAGACAGAATCTTCTTAATAACCCGCTTTCCCCGGAAGAGGAGGTTCAGCAACTCGAGAACTTGTGGGATGCTGATGGAGCGGCTACAGCAATAGCTGAGCAGACTCGAAGGAAGATTCAAAACAAGGAAGAGTATGAGGCTCGTGTACATGCTAAGGTTCCGACTCGATTCGAGCGGGATGACGTGATCTAATGTTATACCATGGGGATTGCTTGGACTTGGTGCCTAAGCTGGGACTCTTTGATCTAATCTATGTCGACCCACCCTTCAATACTGGCCACTCACATTCGGCTCGGGAGGGCAGTGGACAGCGCTCCACTGGAAGTGTGATGTACCAAGACGCCTGGGGTGGTATCGAGGGGTTCTGTTCTATGCTAGAGCCACGGCTGAGGGTTCTTCACGCTGCTCTCAATCCCTCAGGGAGCTTGTGGCTTCATTTGGACTTCAGGGGTATCCATGAAGCCAAGATCTTGACGGATGAGATCTTCGAAAAACAGAACTTCCGTGGTGAGATCATTTGGGTTCCAGGAAATGGGGCTCGAGGTAAGAAGGGTTTGAGCGTGACTCATCAAACGATCTTGGTTTACTCACGTGGGGAAGAGTTCACCTACAATTCGGATGACCCAGAAGTTCGTGAACCCTATGCTGAGACTAGCCGGAATATGCACTTCAAGTCCGTCGATGAATCAGGAAGGCATTACCGTGAGCGAGTCATCAATGGGAAGGCCTACCGATACTATGAGGATCACGGACGGAGAATGGGGAGTGTTTGGACTGATTGCTCTGCGATGAAGGCCAATACCCCTTTGAACTCGGAAGCTACTGGGTATCCAACGCAGAAGCCTTTGAAACTATTGGATAGAATTGTCCGACTGGGGACTAATCCTGGAGGGCGAGTCCTTGATCCGATGTGTGGGTCAGGTACGACGTTGAGGGCAGCGCAGAAGTTGGGACGAGAGTGGGTTGGGGTTGACCTGAACCCCTTCGCTATCTCAGTAGCTCAGCAAAGGTTGGATCCAACACCCGGTGTAGTAACTAATCAACTAGATCTGCTCACCGAGTAACCTCATGAAACCAATAGAGTTTGAGGGCCTATATGAGGCCAATCTGGAGAGGATTGCAGCTCGTCATAACCTGAGCTTTCACTTATCAAATGGCTTTGCTCACAAGATTCCAGGTTATGTACCTCAATCATTCACATTGATCTCTCATTGCTGCGAGGACGAGCAAAGAGAAGCTACTGACGAAGAAGTAGAAATGTGGCGAGCTCTTTGTCCAGAAGATCCAGACACCCTTGAAACTCTTCCAGAGGAGATCAAGTACTCTTGGCAATACAGAAGAGGGCCTTTCACGATTAGTGCAGACGACTACTGGGTTATCGTTCGTAAGTTAGGACGAGAGTATCTTGACCCCTGTACTATGCGAGATGGTTTGTTAGCTGGGTTCTATGGAATCTATCAAGAAAGAGCTCCCATTTATGTATCTCGTGCCATCCCTGTTGGGTTATTCTACGAAGGGGAGCGGATCCCTGAACTCCATTGGCGTCCCCATCATGAAAACAAGAATCGTGAGGTTGAGCCTGAGCTACCTTTCGAAGTAGTCTGTAAGCTACATGTGGATTTGAGGCCCTTCAAGGTCCGAGGTTAGTACAATGTCAAGTGCAAAGGGTTATGATCCAAATGATGACCGACTTGTGAGGGAACTAGGAGAAGTTACCTCTACAGGCGGCAAGAGCGTGATCAAAGCAAGCCTCTATAGTTACAACAATGGTGTGCCCAAGTTATCCCTCCGCCGGCATGGAGTCTCTGCTTTGGGGAAAGCCTGGAACTCAGATGCGAAGCGTCTCACACGCGAAGAAGTCACAGCTCTCTTACCGATCTTGACCGGATGGATCAATGAATTGATCCCATTGGAATAACTAGGTCTCTTAATAGGTTGTACGGTTAGACACCAGGGCTATCCTGGTATGTTGATGAAGGTACTTGTAATATCTTAGGAGTATGAAGACCATAGACCCCATCGGGCGACGGGAAAAGAATCTGGAAAGGATTGCTGCCCGACATGGCCTGACGTTCTATCTGGACGGTAGGTTCTTAGTTAACCTATCTGGATGGGATACTACGCGTGAAGCAACTGATGAAGAGATCACGATGTGGTCAATAATCAGCTTAGAAAACCCTGATTCTCTTCAAGCCTCTCCTGATGAGATTAAGGCATCTTGGGTGGATCGAAAGGGTCCTTTCACAATCAATGCGAAGGATTACCACGGCCTCAAGGGGTGTGGACCAAACTACTTTGTTCCTGAAGACAACAAGCACAACTTAGTTCTTGGGATGATTGGTCACTTTGAGGGGAAAGAGATCTATGTCTCGAAGGCAATTCATATGGGATTCTTCTATGAAGGACCTCGAATACCAGAGCTTCATTGGCGCCCAAATCCAGCCAATCGTTATGAGATTGAGCCGGAGATCTCAGCTGAAGTAGAGTTGAGAGTTTGGACCACCCTTTACCCATTCAAACTCACAACGTAGAGGTAGACCCTGATGTTGTGTGAGTACCTTATAGATCATCAGGTTAGTTAGCTAGTTCCTACAGATCGATGGTTTAGTCGAAACTCCTTGTTGGACAGTAAGGGGCAGTTAGATGCCCTCCCTACGAGCCATTACTGTACCACCTGCCCGGCCTAAGGTTGACTTGATTACCATCAAAGAAGCCTGGGCATTTATGCTGCAGTCCTTGAATGATGTGGAATCATTCTCAGGTAAGAAGCCTGTGATTGCAAGGATGTCATTTCAGGAACATCCTAAGAATACAGGGGACTTCAACGAGTTCCTCGAGTTGGAAGTGGGAGATGCCCTAACCAAAATCAACCTGAGGTTCATTCGAGATTTTGGTTTATACCTAGAAGTGATTGATTGTGACCATCGAGACCAACCGGAGCGGGTGCTTGACGAACGTTTGACGGACCACGCTTCTTATAGGGACTTCCTGAGATCTCGCCTGGTTAAAAGCATTTGCCGTCAGTACTCGGTGTAGAGTATACTCGCGGGCGATGCCTGAATCTGGAAAGTCTGTCAACAAACCAAAAACATGTACTGTGGGCGAGCCTGGAAAACTCTACACAGTACGTCTCTACGATGGGTTTGATTACAATTGGGTCGACATTGAATCGGATGTCCCTTACGAAGAGGCTCGTCGAATATGGGAGGAGAATACTGAAGGGGGTACCTGCAAGACTCGATTTGATGACATTGACTACTATGACATCTTCGAGGCTGACACCAAGATGCTCTATTCCGACTACGCCGCTGGTGTCCGATGACGTTCGATGAGGCCTTGAGAATCACACCATGTATAGCCCAAGTCTTCCTAGTAGGATGTGGGGTGTTACTTGGACTAACACCAGTACTGTTCATCTGGCAGAAGATCAACCTATATCGTTCTGAGGCTCGTCTTGCCCAAAACCTCCTGAATCTAAAAGAAGAGTACATACAACATCTTCAAACTAGGTCTCAAGAAGAACGAGACCGATTCCACAAGTTAACCATAGGACTTCTTGAACTACCCACAAGTCCAACCGACACTCGTTTGAACTAGCAATGCATGAGTCCTGGATTGAAGCTCTCTCTGATGAGATGAAGAGACCCTACTTCATTGACCTGGTTGGATTTATCCGAGAGGAACGAGAGAAGTCCGTTATCTACCCACCCGTTGGGAAGGTTTTCACAGCTTTCGATGTGACTCCATTAGATGAAGTGTCGGTAGTTATCCTAGGGCAGGATCCCTATCATGGTCCTGGACAAGCTCATGGGTTGGCGTTCTCTGTTCTTCCGAACGTAAGCCCACCCCCTTCACTTCGTGGTATCTACAAGGAGCTTCGTGATGATCTTGGGGTGAAGCCAGTCAATCATGGGTACCTCATGGCTTGGGCCAAACAGGGTGTATTCTTGCTGAATACCGTGTTGACAGTCCGCCAGGGAGAACCAGGTTCTCATCGAAAGCTAGGGTGGGAGACCTTCACTGACAGAGTGATCAAGTTACTAGCCGCTCGTGAGAAGAGGATCGTGTTCCTTTTGTGGGGGAACGATGCAAGAGCTAAGTCCGCTATGATCAGTACCCAACACCACGTAGTGCTGGCCGCGTCCCACCCATCCCCTCTAGGGGCCTACAAAGGGTTCTACGGATGCAAGCACTTCTCGATGACCAATCAGGCATTGCTTCGAAAGGGCATTGCTCCAATTGACTGGCAACTCTCAAACAACCCTCTCGCGGAGATCCCACGCCCTACGATACCCCCGCCGAGCCCTCTAAACGAAGATCTGAAACTGGACAGCTTAGATGACCTGAAGTTATGACCCCTGAGCCAATTGTCCTGTTTCAACTAGACGTGATTCACGTCGGTCTAGCCTTGCGTGCTCTTCAGGTTCGGCTACCTTCAGGAGAGATGGCCTACCTAGCGATCCCAGAGGATGAGGCCAGAAAGATTCGTTCGGCCCTGGAGGAGGCTACTAAAGAAGATCCCCGGGTGGAAGCTGAGACGCGGTTTGAGAGAATACTCAAAGATTAGCGTTGTTCCATACTGTTCTCCGGTGTATCCTAAGCCATGCCTGAGCCAATTTACGAATACAATCTACTGTACTACTCTGGAACAGGTAAGCTTGAGCCCCCTCTGGGCGGCGGTTGGCGGATATACAAATCAAGAGTCAGTCATACTAGCATCGGAGCTACAGTTCTCTGGAGGCGTTCTATTGAGGATCCTAAGGTTGAACCAGAGAGTTTGGAACCTAGAACTCTGATCCTCGATTGTGTCAGTGGTAATTCCATGTGCCAAGGGCCCTATGGACCACTTAGGTCCAAGTGCGATCCTTGTTTGGATTACGAAAGTAGATACCCGAATGGTAAAGCGACATTCATGGAGATGCTGAGGGAGTGCGAGGCATTCTTGAAATCTCGTGTTGGGTCCCTACCAAATGGAGAATCTGACTCAGATATGATTCGTGGGGTTAGGTTACATGTTAGCTTGCACGGATACCCGTCTATAACAAAAGAACAGAAAGACATGGTTGAGACCCTCTTTCACTCTCTGCACGTTAAGTTCAACAAATGAACTTTTCCCAGGCCTTAGGCTACATGAAAGCTTACCGCCGCGTGCGGCAAGGCCCTATTGGACACTGGGTAAGTCTTGATCGAAGTGAACCACCAAACTTCATATGGGAAAGTGAGGCCCTTGGAAGCGAACAGTGGTACCCGACTGCAGAAGCATTATTAGCAGAAAATTGGGAAGTTGAGGCACCACAACTCCTATCTAGAGGAATTCTGATCGGCCCTCAAGAACCTAACAGTGATCCTGGGGACATAACCTTTTGTGTCACTGGAGGGGTTGAAGTATTGAGGCTCAAAGGCAACGGAGATGTATTCGTCCGAGGGATCCTAACCGATAGCGACAAGAGAATCTTGAAAGCTCTCAAAGAATTCCTTGCCAGCACTCCTTATGGGGAAGCTCTCAAAATTGAGCTAGTTGCTGATGGGACTATCATTGAACCACGAACTCGTTTCGAGAGGGTTCTTGAAGATGCCGATTGAGGTCCCTGTTCTACAAGGTCAACCATCCCCGCTCGAGAAGTGTCCTCGCTGTGGGGTAGAACCTTTTGAACCATTCCTGAGGGGGCAAACTCAAAGGGGGAAGTGGTCCTTACTCAAGTTGGAGATCAGGCCTTACTGCTCAATCATTTGCTCTGCTTGTAAAGAGATAGTTGGGCATGAGCACCCACTGACCGGTGAAGTTGACTTAGGGTGAATCATCTTCGTCTCTTGAGTAGACTTGATGGTAGACCCCCAAGAACTCCTCAACGCTTTGGACGATCTGATTGATGTTGAATAAGTGATCGGTGATCTTCCCTCGAGTGGTTGAGTCTAACCCACCGACTTGAAGAAGTTCAAGCACCTTCTCAGACTCTGAGTTAAGCTCGGAGATCAGCACCAAAACCTTAGTAAGAACCTCTTGTCTTCCAGTCGAGGATTCCTCGTCTGGAAACTTGCTAGGTCTTTGTTTGGTGGGGTTCATACCTACAGTTGGTATACCATAATGGAATTACTACTTGTAGCCACCCAGGGGTATGGATTTTGGAAGTGCCCTCAAGTTACTGAAGTCTGGCGAAGCAGTGAGACGTCCATTTTGGAGTTATAGAATAAGGCTTGTTGAACAACCTGGATTTCGAGCATCTAACCCAGATCTCAGTATCCCAACATTATTTCTATTGAAATTAGGTGGGTTTGAAGATGGGTTTCATTGGATCCCCAATGATGATGACTTACTAGCCGAAGATTGGGAGGCCTGACGGATCTTCTTATGAGTCAGGTTCAGTAGCCCCATGAAGCTAGTCAAATTCGTATTTGTAGCTTTTCTATTCTCACTTCTCACCGGCGGTAGCTGTAATAAGCCAACCCCGGTTACTCCTCTTCCTACTCCAGTTGTTGATGCCGGCCCACCCCCTCTTCCTGATATCGATGCGGGAATCGACACTTGTACCAAGTTTTGTAGCCACATGACGGACGTCAAGTGTGCTCCAGATCCGAAGTGCTTGGACACCTGTAAGAAAGTTCTGCAGGAGAATCTAATCAGGCTTCCTGTCGATTGTGTTCTAGATGCCACCTCTAAGAGCGCTGTCATCAAGTGTGGAGCTACCTGCAAGTAAGGAGTTCATTATGGCTAGACAATTTGGTGGGTTTGCAAACTACGGGTACAAGAAAGATCGTGAAGATCATGGGATGCCAGACATCACTGATCTGCAACACAAGTTCAAGCTTGTAACCATTCCTAGATCAGTAGACTATCGTGATCAGGTACTGGCAGGTCCAGGGATCATGGACCAAGGTCAGGTTGGTTCCTGTGTAGGTCACGCTACCGATGGGGCTTGTGAGACCAGGCTAGTTATAGCTGGTACCCCAATCTCTCATCGATCTCCTGTTTGGGTTTATGATGTAGCCCGTTGTATTGAACGAGCTAGAGTCAATGCAGGAGTTCCTAATCAAGAGCTACCACCCTTAGAGGACATTGGATCGATGCCCTCAGATGCTTGGACTGGTATCGCCAAATGGGGTGTTGCAGCTTACGAGGATCGTCCTACAAGAAACACTACTGCCAACGATGAACCCAAGCTAGGGCTTGTTGAAAGCGCCTCTGAGCTCATCCTGACGGGAGCTTTCCGCATTGATAGTACAGGGGCCTCCAGGATTGCTGCCATGAAGACAGCTCTGGCAAACGGGTTTCCCATTGCAATAGCTATCCAGGTTGATGCAGCCTTTGAGGATTGGGATGGGGTAGACCCTATTGGAGCCCCAGATCCTAGGGCTATCCTTGGTGGTCACTACATTTACGTGACAAAATACGAAACTCTTTCAAGTGGAAAGATTGTGTTCGGGGGTCCCAATAGTTGGACAACGGACTGGGGGGATGCTGGGTTTTGGCTCGGGGATGAAACTTTCATCGCTGGGGCTGAAGATATCTACGCTGCTGACGTGAAAGTATCCACCTGAACACAATAGGAGTCTTGAAGTTCTAGCTAAATTGAGGTAATCGAGTGGTGTGAGACTCTCGATTACCTCAATGAGTGGAAACTCCTTCCGTGCCTGCCTCAACCTGCAGGATCTGAGTAACCCTAAGTTCTTCGTAGACCTAATCTTTCCTAAGTTCAACAGCCCGATCTCAATTGAGCAACCCTTTCCTGTAATGATGGATCAGCTTGGGGGAGAGCTTGTACCAATAGCTCAACTCATGGTTGAGGAGGGTTGGAAGGTTACCTTCGAATGTACTCACTTGTTGGGGGTCTTCAAAGTGAAGTGGCCCGACTTCTCTAGGATCGTGATTCTAGACATCGCCCCACTCAAGATCACTGTGAAGGGTGACAACACCTTCGTATATGAGATCCCAGAGTTAGTTCAATGAGGTCCTAAAATGGCGAAGGGGCCGCGTTAGCAGCCCCTTGTTGATACAACACTTGGTAGGTTTAGTTCTTCAGGTTGATCGGTCCTGCTCGCTTCGTTCGGAAAGCATCGGCCGTCGCGTCATTAATAACAATATCAATTTTAGATAGGTCCATCTTCGGGAAGCCCATCATACCAGCAAAGAAACTGCCCGGGAAGGAACCCAAGACGTTCTCGTAGACACGCTTCTTGTCGAGAAGGGTCTTCTGATCAGCTTCAAAGGAGTTTCGTCCCGCTTCGATAGCTTGCTGAAGTTTGGTATACATCGACATGTCGAAGTTAGGGTTCTGTTCGTGAATGAACTGGAACATGGCCTTGGAACCTTCGGCCCCATAGCGACCCTTCATAGTACTATCGTAGAGCTCCTTCAACTTGTCACCAGCCATGTCAGGGACCTGAGCCATCTCCTTGATTTTGTCGAAGTAGTTGGCGTAGTTGTTTTGGTTCTGAGAGTATTGAGCTTTAAGCCCACTCTCCTGATGCACACAATCGTTGTGGATGCCAATGATTGAAAAGACGCTGATAGTGAGGACGAGGAATAGGGCTCCTACACAGGCTAGGATGACTTTGACGGCGGTACTCATGTTGGTGTTATTGCACTCCTTTGTTGTGGTGGGTTAGTTGTTTAGAAACGACGTTTGAATGGGTTAGGTGGGTTTCTTGATGATCGGACCTTGAAGCCACCTGTATCGTTGGTATCAGACCAGGGGGACTCTTCCCACTTATTCTTGGAGGATCTACCGAATGCACTAGCAGTTCCCTCATCCCCGAAAATATCGTGGGTTTCGAATAGCCAGATGAGTAACCCGGCTATGAGGAGACCGATAAGGATGGAGATTGCGTACTCGGTTCCGGATGGTGTGATGCTTGATTGCAGGTACTCAAAGTCCTTCATTGGCTTGCGCTTGAAGTACTGGTTCACGTTGTAGTGCATCACTTGAAGGGTGGCCTCAGGGGTGATCACCGGTAGATCCATCACGGCATCTCGTAGCTTGATCTCGAAGATCTTGGCCGTAGTCCAGCACATGACCTGAGCCCACTGGGGTTTGCCGGTTGAAGCATCCATTCCAATGACCAGGATGACATCATTCTTCTTGCCACCGATCCAAGATTGCTCCAAGGCGTAGTACCAAGAGTCACCTTCGGTGGTGAGAACCACAATCATGTTCGCTTGCTTCTTCGCCCCTAAGTCTGAGTTGATCTTCTCAAGCCCTTCATTCCAAGCTTGGGGATCCGTAACTGAAAGACCCTGGGTCACTAGTCGATTGATGTGGTAGTAGTCATAGACCCGCCCAGGATACTTGGGGATCTTGTTGATGTACTTCTCAGCAAGTCCTTGATGACGGAAGAGAGAATCTGGGGCAGCCTTGATGTAACTTGTGTAGCTATGAGTTCGAGCCGTAGGGTCCCCAATCCTAATTGAGGCCCATCGTGGAGGAGTATTTGAACCTTGTCGATCAACACGATCAATGTCAAAGGACTCTCCGTTCGAAGTCTTGACATTCCAATCCCAGTCATTGCTGTGTTCGTAACAGGTGTCACAGTGCTCTGATGTAGAACAGGACCTGTTCTTTCCGGAACCGGAGCAGGTTTCAACCTGATGGCAGTGGCAACTGTAAGAATGTGAACAAGAAGTCCACTCTTTCTTCTTGTCGGTGACCCAACCATTCCACGTCTCATCATCCGACGTGTTCATGTTGTAGACGATAGCTACAGAAACACCTGATACTATGAGTTCAGCTAGAACTAGGAGCCCCAACTCTTTCCAGGTAATCCCCTTGAAGATGAAGAATGCCCCTATCGCTACTATCAGCGGAAGTATGAGAAATAACAAGAACGTCATAGCTTACCCTCTATTACGCTTGAGAGGTGGGGATCTCAATAAAAAAGATCATATTCTCCTACACCGGGTTATAGGGCCGGTGTAGTTAAGAGTCGATATGTCTGAAGATCCAATAGTTTATGTGTATCCTGAGTGGCTTCGTGCTGGAATCTACCTAAGGGACCGTTCACCAAATTCAGGTAAGGATAAGGGGTACTGGGTGAAGTCCATAGAAAGTGGAGAGGATGCAGAGACTACCATTGTAAGGGTTCTCAGAATAGGCCTCGGAGATACACTAAGGCTTACTGTACCTGAATTTTTGGCTAGGTTCGAGCCAACCGGGAGGAACTCTAGCCTACCCCCTCGAGTATCCTGATGGGGTTCAAGATCCTTCCCGGGGACTGCAGAGTAGTCCTCAAGGACATCCCTGATTCCTCAATTGACTCAGTGGTCAGTGATCCACCGAGCGGGATCAAGATGATGGGGAAGGAGTGGGATCACTTCAAGCCAGATACCGAGGATGAGCTCGCTGCAGAGCGGGCCACCCTCATGGCTTTCCAGAACTTCCTCGTTGAGGTGTTCATTGAGGTCTACCGAGTCCTCAAGCCAGGGGCTTTTGGACTGGTCTGGGCTCTCCCACGTACGAGCCACCATACAGGAATGGCCCTTGAGAGGTCTGGTTTTGAAATCAGAGACCGATTTTCACATGTGTTTTCACAGGGTTACAAGAAGGGATTGGACATCAAAAAGGCCCTTCTCGCGGAGGGTCTTTCCGAAGAAGCCGAAGAGTGGACAGGACACCATACTGGAATCAAGCCGGCTGTTGAAGATTGGTGGCTGATTCGAAAACCAATCAGCGGGAGAGTTCTTGACAACCTCCTCAAATTCAGGACTGGGGCTCTCAACATCGATTCGGCTAGGATCTATACGGACTGGAACGAAGAGGATCGGCCTGAATCCTGGAAGAAAAGTGGACACACCTCCAAGCCCGAAGCGGCTAAGGTGGCTGCCCCACCAGGACAGGGGATTGAATGCCACCCACTCGGGAGGTGGCCTGCCAATTTCGTGCTCTCTCACAGTTACCAGTGCCGCCGAGTTGGCTTCAAGACACTCAAGGGTGACCAGCGGGGGAACCCAGGAGGGAAGCGTCCAGGAGGGTTCTTCAACACAGGCTCTGATTCTGGTAGTGGGAAGCCAAATGCTCAGGTCTATGGAAACGAGAACCTTCCTATCTACGAGTGTGCCCCAGGGTGCCCCGTACGGATACTAGAGGGACAAGAGTCAGGATCCTCAAGGTTCTTCAAAGTCTTCGAACCAGACTTCGAGGATCCATTCCTCTACCAGGCCAAGCCTTCCACGAAAGAGAAGAATGAGGGTCTCGATGAGGGTTTCGTCAACGAGCATCCAACCGTCAAGTCTGTGAAGTTAATGAAGTATCTTGTGAAGCTCGTGACACCCTCGGGTGGGATGGTAATCGATCCGTTTGCCGGCTCTGGTACAACCCTCGTTGCGGCCCTCGAAGATGGTTTCGATTGTATTGGTATCGAGAATGATCCTGAGTCCATTCCCGTTTTACAAAACCGAGTTGGTAATGTCTACGAACGCGAAGAGGAACGAAGGAGCCAAGAAGAGGCTTTCAATATGATCTTCGAGTTAGAGAGCGAGTAACTACGGCTTGGACAATCGGGTCCTCGTGTGCAAGTCTCATCACTGGCTTACCATAGAGTCCCGATAGAGATAATGCTCGTTGCATTCTGAACTTGGCTGTCGGAGTCAGCTTCTCTGGGGCTGCCATGAAAACTAAGAAGGTCTCAGCAAAGTCTTCATACTTGTCGACCTTGCCGTATTCGGTAACAATGTCGAGATTCTTGAGCTTTTCATCTCTGTCACTTGGGGCTCGATAGTTTGGATTAGCAAGAGATCCAAGATCTTGGTCATCCCATGGGGTATCCCAGAATCTTCTGGCGTCATCTGATAGGTAGCTTCTGTGGATGTAGTGCCCAAGTTCGTGGAGAAGAGTCTCATTCACCCACTTGATGAATCTACCACTCTTTCCCGTAGAGAGTTGATCAACAGATAGTGTTAGCTCTCTGGTTCCACTATGAAGGAAGGCTGTGGATCCAGCATCCAACACCAGGATGATCCTGGATAGACTCTGGTCCAGGATACCTTCAACCCCGCGTTTCTTGAACAGTGCTTTTAGGTAGTCAATACCTTCAAGTGTTCTGAGACACTTTCCCTCATCAATATGCTGAGAGTTGAGAACCTTGAAACCACTGTAGTCAAAGGACTCTGGGGCTGCGGTGGATACAGCTTCCTGAGCAACCTCCTTGAACTCATTGATGAGACCTAGCATCTCTGGTTCAGGGGTTACCTTACTCTTTACTGCAGCTGCTATTCTTCTCAGTACTTGCAGTACTGAGTTATACACCTTAGAATCCAGGCACTTCTTAACCCAGACCTGGAAGTCAGTGGACTTGTCTAACCCAACAAGAGCACCTCGTAGGACCTTAGGATCCTCGGGCTTTCGTTGAACCTTGGCGTAGTTGCTATTGAACCTAGATAGGTCCTCAACGGCCTTACCCCAAATGTCATCGTCTTGAGCTGTCCGATAACGGACAGCAACTCGTAGGATGAGGGGGTCGGTCACATCTGACAGACCCTATAAGTAGCTTATGATTAGCTTACCCTCTTGTACCTGAACATTCTATCGAGTGAGATCTTCCTACCATTGTCTTGATAGACAAACTCACCGTCTATATTCACCACTACAAAGGGTAGCGAGGGGCGGCGAGTGTCCTTGCTTTGCCAGACTTGACCAACTTCTACCCGAACCTTTGACTTTGGTAGCTCAATTCTGTACTCCCCACTCTCAGAGGTAGGGGTGACAGCTGAATCTGGGACGGTGAGTGGCTTACCATCAATGGATGGTGGTGTCTTCGATGCAAAGACTTGGGAGGGTGGCGGGACTGAGTCTGAGGGCGGCGGGACCGGTACCGCTTCTACAATGTCATGCCTGGATAGTTCAGGGGGTAAAGCAGCGAGGTGACCGAAGTCGATGTGATCTACGATGTCAACAGGCTCTTCTAGTACCTCTTCAATGGGTGGTTCAATCTCTGCTACGGGTTCCGACTCTACCTTGATTGGTTCCGTGATAGTCGGTTCGGGAACCGGTTCTGGTTCCACTATGGATTCCACTGGATCTTCAACGTCCCAATCAGCTTCTTCTGGTTCCGGCTCTTGAACTACCGGTGGTGGGGGTGCCTTCAGCAGGCCTTCAGGGATAGGCTCGCCGGGATTCAAGATCAGAGTGTAATTGTCCCCAACAACATTGCCTGCTACGGTCTGATTCATAACCCGCTGTGGGGACATCTTGAAGAAATAATCACGTATTTTCAGGATGTTACCAGGATCAAACGCACAAGCTATCCGGCTGGCAACACTTTCACTAGACTCAGATTCATCGAACTGAATTCTGGAAACTCTCATCGTTTACTTCCACTTGGAGCCATAAGTAAGCTAAACCTAACCATTTTCTACACAGGTGTCAACCTGAATTTCACATAGCTAGATTTCGTTCAAATTCTTTTTTATCAATGGAAGTTAGGATAACTGGGGGTTCCTCGGTGTCACTGTCGTTGTGTGTCATCTCATCATAGGAGTGGCAACCCCACTCACCGTTTTTCTCGCAATACGGGAGAACCCTTGCCCAGGTTCCAATCTGAGGATTGAGAGCGACCACAGCTGCTACTACGTCATGCAGGGCTTTACCTCCTGGGTGCTTCTGAAAGTAGTAGCCCATCCCTTTTTTAATGAAGTCTAGTCCTGGGTGCGCTCCAGTGGGGACTCTCCAATCAACATCTCTTGAATAGAACATCCCGTGGCAGACGTTCTTAGCAACCAACCTAACTATTGGGATTGGAAGGGGTTTCTTACACAGAAGTTCATCTGCGGCCCGGCGGTCACCACCTAAGTTGAAGGTTGGGCAGGTAGTCTTTCCGGAGAACTTAGGAAGACGATGTTCAGAGGGTACTATGTTATCCCCTGCAAAACCACCTTGGCATGTCCAGGATCTGAAGAAGGGTGTGACTTCTCGAGCAGCCTTAGCTATGTTGCTCAGGGCCGCCCCGGTAACAAGCTGAGCATCCGGGAACTCGGTAAGAGCTCTCTTGATAACCTCTACTGCGGACTCGTCAGCTTCTCGAGGGGGGATGGTACCCAACCACTCAGTGTGGAACTTAGAGACCCGTTGCTTCTCCTCCTTGGGTTGACCTGATCCGACTGGGACGGACCCCTTCCCAAGCATCTCTAAGACGTGCTTGACCAATCCTATCTGGTCTTTTCCCCCCGGGTATACAGTTGCCGCTACAAGATTTGATCTGGGGTGGGTGGCCAGGAGAGCTAAAGCAAAGATATCATCAGGGTCGCTGGTTTCTAAGTCAAATACTATGTTCTGCTCCACTTTCATGTACTCAAATATCCCTGTTCAGCTGCACCGCACTGTTCAAGTACACCAGTCAGAGCTTTGTCCGGGTTTCTTTTCTAAGCTCTTCCCCAAGCAGTCCACCACTTTCTATCTGCTCTTCTACTAGGGTCTGATCAATCCCATCTCGTACCTTGGACAATTGGTCAGCCTCCTCAGGAGTAAGCCCGTCTTCGAATATCTTTCCGGCTAGTCGCCTGTGTTCGTCAAATAATCTCTTACGATCCATGCCTAAGGTAGTACACCAGACCTAAGCATGGTGTACCGAATTAGGTAATGAAATCGCCTATCGACAAGGTACTTGACTTGATGTCCCTGGCTTTGGACAAACAGACCGGAACAGAAGAGTCTAGGACAGCGGCTATCACGGCTCTTAATCTGATCCGAAAACATCACTTGTTAATGACCCCAGCAGAAGAGCTGATCATTGAGTCGAAACCACCGGAGAGAAGCGCGTCTGAACCTCCAGTGATGTCCATTAAAGATGTGCGGACTCTGGCAGAGGAAAGGGCTCGAAAAACTGTTTCTGACTTAGTCAGAAAGTCAATCCTAGGGGAATTTCCTTGGGTGAATGCGACGAACCTTGCTGAGGAGGCCGTAACCACTGGGGTTATTAGACGGGAACATTGGGAGGTGTTTCGTGATCATGTTAGGAAAGTCTTGAACTCTAAAGTCAATCGAGGGGTTCTCATTTCCAGGTCCGGTTTCCGTGGTGGTTACCAGTTAGCACAGAACCGTAAATCGGTGTAAATGACTTGAGTATGCCGGTTCGCCCCCCTCTTGAGATTCGACTTGATCTAATCGACACTATCGTAGCAAGTGGGATTTCGCTCTATGAGGCAACTAGAATAGCAGACTCAGTGATCAGTCCTTTAGGTCATATTCAAGATCCCAACTATTCAAGTATGGTGAACGCGATTACCCAAATGAGTAATCGGAGCCTGTTCAGTCAGTCTATTAACGAAGCTCTAGAGGCTCTTCGCCTTTCTGGAATGACCCCCGTACTACCACCTGGGTTTGACCTCCTAGAGCAAGTTCAAGAGGCTCCAGCTTACACAGATACTCGGAGGAGTCCTTTAGGGAAAACCCCCATGTGGGAGGGTGGCCCTCCCAAACCTGGTTGGTTAGTTCCAAGGATGATCTTGGCTAGAAGGAGTACTGATCTTCTCTACGTCGTGATTGGTGTTTATGATAAAGTTCACCTAAAGAGGATGCCGGGACCTCCCCCAGAAGGGATCATTACTGAGTACCGAAACCTCCATCAAGAGTGGAAAGCTACTGAATATATACTCTGTGATGACTGCAGGTACAATGAGCTATCCGAAACAGTCTGTGAAGACTGTGCTAAGAGGCGACCAAGAAGAACGGGGTGTGATAGGTGGGATCTACCAAAGTTCTGCACCGAGTCATTTGATGACCAACTTACACTCCCTCCAACTAGGTTTGAAAGAGAACCAGTGATATAGAAGTTCCATTGATACTCCTGTAGGGTATGACTGATCGAATTCAGTGCTTCTTATTGACCCCTGCAGAGTATGCTAAAGAGTCCCTAAGGAGGTATAGCCTAACTGAAGACAAAAAGTGTCTTCCGATGGGGTATCACCATGCAGTAGTGGATCTTGGAGTGGTACCCTTTCCACACTCAGAATTTGACGGGTCCTCACGAGATGACCTGGATCCTAATGATCCAAGATGGCCACAAACATGCCCTTGTGGGTACACTTTCAGAGAGGATGACCAGAGACAGCACAACCTAACTAGGATGTACCAGGGGGAAGGTAATATCCTTACAACTCTCGGAGAAGCTCCTGTAGGCTCAATGTGGATTGCGGATTGGTATGGAGATAAGTGGAAAGGTCCAGACGGTCTCTGCTTGATAGTCAAGACCCCTGGTGGGGATTGGATTGTCGATGGACCATCTAAGAACAATGATGGTTCAATGGGTCTCCCTTGGACCCGTACAGGAAGTATACCCAACGTAACCGCTACCCCTAGTATTCATATTCCAGGAAAATACCATGGGTGGCTCAGGAACGGGTTTCTAGAATCCTGTTAAGTTAGTTGGTAATCACTTGTTGTAGGGCCAGGGATCAGCTCGATGGATTCCAAATTGCCCAGAGTCTTCTGGAGTTGGTGGGTGCTCGAACTGTCCAGCTTTGCTGTAGTCTGGTTCTTCGATGAGTAGCTCTCGGAACTGCCTCAGCCACTTACGGGCTTGTCGTTCTTCCTCAGGAGTGAAGGCCTTCGCTCGGATCTTGTCCCTTACTTCAAATGGTTTGCTACCAAAGAACGGGTTAGCCATTTGTGCCTCAACCATTGGGTGTGGATCCATCTCTTGTCCCGGAAGTCTTGCTGTGAATTGAGCAATAACTTCATGGTGGGGTTCTACAAGAAGTGTTCTTTCTGTGACAACCTCAGAGGCAATATCTCGAAGTGTAGGGTTTTGGTCTGACCCACCTGAGAACAGCTCCCGAATGCTCTTATGAGTTATCATTAGGTGTACTATAGTAGAATGAAGTTCACTTGTCACGAGGTTACCTCCGGAACTCAAGTTGTGAAGTATCTGATTCGTGGAGAGGGTCGCACATACAAGGGATCGTTTCTAGATACTCTGAAAGACAGGGTTCGTTTAGAATATCCAGCAGCTGAGTTCGAGGATTCTGACCCAATCCCATGGGGGCAAGAATCACTAAGTAATTGAGATTATCTGTCTATAACACTGGCATAGGGAGGAGATTCCCCTATGCCACATAGTAACCCAAACTTCTACGATGCTATTGTTGCTGGTATCAGTAGTAGTCAAGACCACTGGGCATCAGGGCACTTTCCTAGTTCATATGTGCAGCATGTAGCTCAGATCATCTACAATGGGATATCACCGAGCACTAGCACTAACCTAGATGCTGAGTCTGAACTCCTTCAATCGATTGTTGGTGGACTGTTTGCTGGAAATCCACTGATCCCCTCACTCGATCCAACTTACGTCAATATTGCATCAGCAATAAACACCTTGTTTCAACAGTTGAGAGGTTCACTGGATAACACCTCATCAGCTGGTGGAATCGCTACAGGACTTCAGACCTCAGCTCTAATTCCAGTTGATGTAGCCGGGGCTGCACCACCAGCAATTGGACAGGTACTAATTGCAACCTCTAGTACGTCAGCTACGTGGCAAAATTCAGGTGCTGGAGTTACACTAGCTACCACAACTCCTGCAGCTGAAGTGGTTGGGGGTGCTGGTGTTGTTGGAGTTGGTACCACTGCCGCTCGAGACGATCATAGACACTCCCTACCCGCTTTTGGGACTACTGCTGGCACCTTCTGTCAGGGCAATGATTCAAGGTTTGTAAGCATATCTGGATCAACCCCAGCTTCGGAAGTAGTTGGCGGATCAGGATCAGCAGGGTCAACAGGTCAAGCATCAGATGCTGGACATGTTCACGCTCTACCAGCTTTCGGAACCTCGAGTGGCACCTTCTGTCAAGGCAGTGACTCAAGGTTGAGTAATGATCGGACGGCTTCAGGAATCAGAACCGCTTCAACCGTGGTTGCTGTAGGGTCTGCAACAGCCCCCTCAGCGGGTCAGGTTCTTACCGCAAGTTCGAGTACAGCCGCCAATTGGGCTACCCCAAGCAGTGGCGCCCCCCTCACAACGAATGCTCCAGCGAATGTTACTAAGGCTACAGCAGCTGTTGGGGTGGGAACCGCTGCCGCTCGAGATGATCACAAGCATGATGTATCGACCGCTACTGCAGGAGCAGCAGCCCCTGGAGACAGCGCTTCAGAAGGAACAGCAACCTCTCTTGCACGCTCAGATCACAAGCACTCCCTACCAGCTTTCGGAACCTCGAGTGGCACCTTCTGCCAAGGTAACGACTCAAGGTTCATCAGTATATCCGGATCGACTCCGGCATCAGAGGTAGTTGGAGGAGCTGGTGTTGTTGGATCAACAGGTCAGGCATCGGATGCTGGCCACGTTCACCCACTACCCGCTTTTGGGACTACTGCTGGCACCTTCTGCCAAGGTAACGATTCAAGGTTCATCAGTATATCCGGATCAACCCCAGCTTCGGAAGTAGTTGGCGGATCAGGATCAGCAGGGTCAACAGGTCAAGCATCAGATGCTGGACATATCCACCCTCTACCAGCTTTCGGAACCTCAAGTGGCACCTTCTGTCAAGGTAATGACTCAAGACTCTCAGATGATAGAACAGCTTCTGGGATCAGAAGTGCCACAACAGTAGTTTCAGTATCTTCAGCTACAGCTCCTTCAGCAGGCCAAGTCCTTACTGCAAGCTCGAGTACGGCTGCTGCTTGGGCAACACCCTCAGGCGGCGGGGGTGGTACTTTCCCAGGAACCTATACCTATGCCACTCTTCCAAGTGCGGTAACTGCTGGCGTTGGGAATCAACAAATTGTGTCTGATGTTCCAGATTGTGTGTTCATCTCAGACGGTTCAGTTTGGCAACCATTCTGTAGTGGAGTATTGGTAAACCCACCCTCGGTCCCAGTTTCCTCACTTACAGCATATAACCCTAATGCTGGGAGTGTGCTCACTCAAGAAGGTCCTTTCTGGAGGTTAACAACGTCAGAGGCACTGAACAATGTTCTTCGCGCGTGGTTGGTTGGTCCAATAGCGAAGGATGGTAGTGGTCAGTACTATATCGAAATGGGAATAGATTCAGCCGATAGTATGATGATGGTGCCATTTGGAACATTAGGTATCTATGCTGATGACTCCGTATCTCAGGGCTGTACTTGGTTCTGGTATACACAGCCAACTGCTAGTCAAGGTATGTCATCGCACTACTTCTCTCCAACTCCATCATACTCGTCGTCTGCTTCTACAACGCCTGCAGGCCTTGCAAAACCTATTAGATTTATCCGGTACGGGTACGCGACTGGTGTGTATTCTATTGATCTTTCAGTGGACGGTGTACGCTGGGTCCGTGTTTTTATGGGGGGTGGTTGGAATCAAGGTTTTGGAGCCCCGGCTACCCTTACTCAGTACGGAATCGCTATTGACAATGCGATCAACTACACAAATGGTGTATCGTCTGGCACTAGTAGGGTGTACGCACGCATTTGTCACATGTTGCAGGTTGCAGCCCCACCCCCTGCTCCAATCTTGTAATTGTACAAAACCTTTTTGGTGTCCTATAGGGTATTATGGCAATCGAACAATTTACAAACCTAGCGATCACAACCCTAAATACAGGAATTGACGCTTTACTCACTACCGTAACGGTAATTGTGAATGATGCTTCAAGATTTCCTACTGTAGGACAGTTCAGACTCAGGATAGAGAATGAGTTCATGGTTGTTACTGGGGTATCTGGTACAAGCTTCACTGTTGTTAGGGCAGCTGAGGGTTCCACAGCTGCGGCACATCTCCCTGGGGTTGCCGTTTCTCAAGTACTAACAGCTGGGGCTATGGCGGCCTTCTGCCAGAATATTGTAGCTATCCAGGCTGATATTGATCTCACCACAACAGCAAACACTGTAATTGATACTCGTCCTGCAACCCCTACTGGACCAGGTAGGTGGAAGTTAGTGTCCATCGATCTACGAGTGAAGGTTGCAATTACAGGGGGTGGAACCCCAAGTGCTGTAATTAGCATTGGCTCAACATCAGGTGGGCAAGAGATTATTCTCAATCAAACTATACTCCCGGCTGCAACAGTTGGATCAATCGTCGGAGGGTTATCGTTGGTTACCCTAGGTACTGATATGAGTCAGATCAATGGGTTTGAGGCTATATACCCAGCATCACAGGGAGTCTGGGCTAACGTCACAGAATCTGGGTCGCCAGCAACAGGAACCCTTACCGCATATCTACTGTGGCAACTACTTCCTTAACGTAGTTGGTTACCTCATTTAGTTAGAAGAAGGCGTTGATCCATGCCACGTAAGTTTATGTACACAATGCATGCCTTGGTTGAGAACTACTCTACTAATCAAGTTACACACTTAATCTACTCAGGAGGGGTTTGGACCCCTATCGAGAATATAACAGCGGGACCAAGCACCAATAACTTATCCTCTTTGGCAGCTAATACACAAGGTTCTCGTGTATTGTACGCCAACTACTCTGCCGGTGCAATTGTTCCTCTCGACTACTTGGGGGGGACTTGGGTTCCAGGAACACCGGTATCTCAAGGTGGAGCTAACTGCGCTGCTGTTACGATGTCAGGCAATGGTCTGCATGCCTTGTCTTCAGGTGACTTTGCTTCTTCAATTACCACTTATGAGTTCAATACAGGTACTGGACTTTGGGTGGCTGATTCTACTATTGGTCTTCCATCACAACACTTCAATACTGTTCAAATGACTGTGGATGGGTCTAGGGGCATTGTAGTACCTAAGTACGATGACGTTGCCTTTCCGTTGTTCCGTGACCCAGGTACAGGCATTTGGAGTGCGGGTGGTGGGATAGCGTTGACTCCGGCAGGAGATAGGTTCTTTGCAGCAGGATTCTCTCCTGATGGGAACGCTATCATTATTGGTAGCAACACATCTTCAGTCTCAGCTAACGGTCTTACTTGGAACGGATCTACTTGGGATGTTGTCTCGATTCCAGTTACGTTAGTGAGCGCTTGTTGGAGGCCCGATGGGTTGTCGGCGATAGGTGGTTACGGTAGTTCCATCTATGTTATCGATTTTGACCCCCTGACAAAGACATTCACCCCCGGTCAGGTACTTTCTGGATATAACACATTGACAGCCGTCACCGTAGCCAATGATGGCATCGGAGATACTGCATTGGCATCTGATTGGGGAAACGCTACTGTAATACCCCTCACGTATTCCAGAAGTACTAAGCTTTGGTCAGCTGGAACTCCAATATCAAGTGCCTTCTTTGATCATCCATGGAACTCCCTTGTGTTCCCTGTCTGGTGAGAGTTTCGACTTAAGCTAGGAGAGCTTGTTGATGGACCTCTCAATGTTTGACCTTACACGTGATTCGTAAGGACTGAGTCTCATCTCAGGGGTATTGTAGAATGGATCCCTGAGCATTCGTCTCAAGATCTCTCTACGAGTTTCCCTGAAGATCTCCTTGGGAACCAGGAACTCTGGGTACTCCTGTCGAATGCCGAGTTCGTACTGATCAAATACCTCTGGGACCTCTCCAAGGATTGAGAGATCCATGTCCAACAATACCTTGGCATATTCTGTATTCGGATCTGACGTGTGTTTGGTTGCGAGGATAAGTTTTCCCACTTCAATTGCAAAGGTCAGTGGAAGCTGGAGGCTTCTTGTGATCCTCTCTGAAGCTACTTCAGCACTCTTGTTCTCGTTATCAGTGGCCTTCGGATCATACTCAAAGTCGTGGTACCAGAAAGCCAATTCAATCTGACCGGTTGTCCTAGACTTCAAGTATCGATCAAGGACTTCAAATCCAGATCGCAGATGTTCTAGTGTGTGGTAGTACCTCCAAGGCTCTTGGTACTTAGTGAGGATCTCCTCAAGTATACTTGGAGGGGCTCCTGTTGAACCCACAAGGTTAAGTGTTTCAGCCCAGCGAGATGCTAAGTAATCTTTGGTTTTAATCACGGGGATCTCTAATGGACTCAT